CTTTATTATAACCTTTTATTTTTATGTTTAAAAGATGTTATAATATATTAATAGGGTAGAGGCATGAACGGCTACTGTCTTTTCAGCAGGTCGTAACTCTCTGCTCTTTTTTTATTAGAAAGTTTTCTTAATGATTAATTACATCGGTCTTGATGGAGAAATGTCAAGCTCAGATATCCAAGCAGGTGCCAAGCTAATACAAATAGGCATGGCAAAGTGGGTAGACGGAAAAATAGAATCTGTTGGCATACTCCTGAACCCTGGAAAAGAAATGCACTGGACAGAAGAGGCTCAGTCCGTTCATCAATTCACCAAAGAAGATGTTTGGGGAAAGGGGCTAATGCCAGACTCAGTAGATAGCGACCTAGGCCTCTGGGCGAATCCAGGCAAGATGAGACGAGACACTGTTGCCGTTGGCTTTAATGTTGGTGCTTTTGACATGCCATTTGTTGAGCAATCTCTACCATTTTTAAGATCTAAGCTTTCTCGCAGAACTGTAGACCTTAACTCAATTATTTTTGCAATGGCAGATACTGACAGACAGGTTCAGAAGATTAAGTCTGCTGCAAAGGACTATGCAAGAGAACAAATGAGCGGAATGTTTTCTGGTTTTAAGAATCGTGAACACGACGCAGAATACGATGCTGTGATGGCACTATATTGCTTTGAATACCTTAGATCCGTTATAAAAAAGTAACAATTATCTTGACTTTTTGCTAAACACATCCGTATAATTGATACATTAACTAATAAGGAGAACCCCCACATGACTACAGTCTATACCAAACCTTCATGCGTTCAGTGCGACATGACAAAAAAGATGCTAGATAAGATTGGCATTGAGTACAATACCGTCGATATCACCGAAGACTTGGCTGCATTTGATATGATTGTGGGCATGGGCTTTAAGTCTGCACCAGTTGTAATTACTGACTCAGATGCGTGGGCAGGATTTCAGCCAGAAAAAATTAACCAACTAGCTGCTTGACTTTAGCTTGCTCCTAGGCTATCATTTATCTATGAGTATTCCAGATATAGATTATGAGCTAGGAGAGCACATGAGTCAGTTTGAGTATTCCGTTGAAATAGCAGGGATGAAGCCAGACCAAGTTGATGCTGTCGCACAGGCTTTTCGCAATGGAGAAAAGAAGCAGCAGCAAAGAATTTTAAAAGAACTTGAAGAGTTGGCAAACGGCTATGATCATTTGCACATTCCATTGTTTAAACTAAGAAAGATTATTGATGATAATTAAACCACTAGAAGATAAGGTTATTGTAAAGCCTGTTGTCGAGCAGGAAAAGACCAGTGCGTCTGGCCTAATCATCCAAAGCCTAAAAGAGGAAAAGCCTTCAGAAGGCATCGTCATTGCGGTAGGACCAGGAATTATATTTGCAAACGGTACAAGACTAGAAATTGATCTAAAGCCTGGAGACAGGGTAACGTATTCAAAGTTTAGTGGGACTGAGTTTGAAGGTTACCTTATTCTGCCATATAAAGACATCTTTGCTGTTATTGAAGAGGCTGTTGATGAATAATGAATCTAGATGTTATCCTGTCAATGCTGACGGACATAAACCATATTGTAGTTGATTTTATTTGGAACACACTATATGAACTAACTGTTGCTTTTATTTCATATAGGGTTATTGTAAAGAAATTAGAAAAGAGATTTAAAAAACATGACGATGATAATTAAGGATTTTCCAGATCCTATTAAGGTATTGGATGAAGGATATGTACGTTTGGTTGATACCCTTGGGGACGACCTATCTATTGTTAACGCTGCACGTGTTTCGTACGATAAGGAGTCTCAATCATTTGAGTCCAGAGACGAGAAGCTTATTAGCTTCCTCATTCGTGAAGGGCACACGTCGCCATTTCGCCACGCTGCACTCACGTTCGAGGTCTATGCACCACTATTTGTTGCACGGCAGTGGTGGAAGTATGCAGTAGCATCTACCCATGTAGACGAGCAGAATGGCTGGAACGAGTCTTCACGTCGCTATATTACTGAGCATGAGAAGTTTTATGTACCATTGCCAGATAAGTGGCGTAGCAAGCCTGAGAACAGCAAGCAGGGCAGCGGTGAGCCGATTGATCCAGAAGTTGGATACATGCACTTTGAGCGTCTAATTAAGACAATCGAAGCTGGCACACGAATGTATCATGATGCTATGAATGATGGAATTGCTCCAGAACTTGCACGTCTGTTTCTACCTGCCTATGGAATGTACGTACGTTGGCGTTGGACAGTATCCCTACAGGGTGTTATGACATTCCTTGACCAGCGATTAGAGCATGACGCACAGTGGGAAATTCAGGAGTATGCCAGGGCTGTTAAGAATCTTTCAGAGCAAGCCTTTCCAGAAACATTTCGGGTGGTAGGTTCTCTATAATGATTATTGGACTTAGTGGATACGCACAGTCTGGCAAAGACACAATCGCTAACTATCTTATCGAACAGTATGGGTATCGCAGGGTTGCTTTTGCTGACCCAATTCGTAAAGCATTGTACAAGCTTAATCCAAAGGTTGATATTGCAGACATGGTTGGTGTTCCACTCGCATCTGCTGTAGACGGCATGGGTTGGGAAAACGTTAAGGTGGACAGCAAAGACACTAGAGAGCTTTTACAGCGTATGGGCACCGAAGTTGGTAGAGAGCTCTTTGGCCAGGACTTCTGGGTATACCAAGCTTTTAATGGCGTTGCCTCCGATGACAATGTTGTTTTTACAGATACCAGATTCCCAAATGAGGCAGATCATATCAGATCATACTATGGTCAGGTGTGGAGGGTGAGCAAGCTCAACCATGGTCCAGCTAATGGTCATCACTCAGAGACAGCTCTGGACTTATATAACTTTGACTGGAGTATTCCAAATTATGGAACTAAGGAAGACTTATTTTCTATTGTTGACTCTATAATGGCTAGCTAGTCGCTGGGGTGATAGCTCAGCAGGTTAGAGCAGCGGACTCATAATCCGTCGGTCCTGGGTTCAAGTCCCAGTCACCCCACCAACCCCTCGTAGCTCAGTGGATAGAGCAAGAGCCTTCTAATCTCTTGGTCGCAGGTTCGATTCCTGCCGAGGGGACTCTGTATGAATAAGCAGATATAATAGTTGTATATGGTGAAGTCAGCAAAGCACCGTAAGGCTATGTCTGCGGTCCTGGAAGAATTGCATCTCTACAAAGAGAAGAAAGGCTGTGCTGACTGCAGGCAGCATTTCCCACACTACGTCCTTGAGTTTGACCATATGCCTGGATTCCAAAAAATCGATGTTGTTTACCGTGTCTTAAGAAACTATGGAGAAGAGATGGCTTGGAAGGAAGTTGCCAAATGCGAAGTTGTCTGTTCAAACTGTCACAAGATTAGAACTTATGAAAGAGAACAAGATGAAGCAGCTTGATGATAAAATTCGTGAAGTGTTGTTTGAGATTGGAAAAGAAATCAAGATCCATAAAGTAGATAACTCTAATATGATTATTGAAATTGATTACGAAAAGTATGTTGAAAAGCTTAAATCAATTCTAGGGGAGTATAATGATACCCCTGAAAGTTTTACTTCCCTCTAAGGGTCTTCAGCTTGTGTGCAACAACGGTATCTGTAGGTTTTCCGTCACGATATAGACGGATTACTGCAGCAGGATCTTCTGGAGTTCCAGTCACTGTAACCTCTGTTCCAGGAACCTTATAGCTTCCATCACGAATAATCCTAGTAATCTTACCTTCAGCTCTACCGCCAGATGAATTCCATGATACCATCGATCCAACACCAACAGACTTAAAAATGTCAGCAGGCTGAGCCTTAGTCCAATCTTTTCCAAAATCAGCAAACAAGGCTTTATCCTTCATTCTGTTTACAATGCCACGTGACCAAGAGAATCCTGCATCTCCACCCCAAGCAAGCCACATGATATATCCATTAGATGGGTTGGCCTGGCTTCCCCAATCTTTACCCTTCTTATCTACTTCGTGACGAGAGAAGTAGGAATACATACGTTTTACTGTGCTGAGCGAGAGTGTCTCTCCATTAGCCAGCTGTCTAGCTCTAGTCCATCCAACAGCAGTTCCTGCACCAGTGGCTTTGCCTTCTTCTTTGAACTTAATAGCACGACGAGCAGCAGCCCTGGCACCAGCAGGAGGAGCATACCCCTCAGCCTTATCAAACTTTTCATCTTCATAATCTTCCATACTAATATTTGGCATATCAATTCTTTCAATATCTGACATCAAGGCACCGATAGAGTATGGTGTGTAATAGTATACTCCGTCTTCTTCTTCCAGCATTCTAATAGCTACCGCTGGATTTTCTGGTGTAGATTCTACAGCATATGGGTTGCCTGGTTGACCATATGTCCCACCCTCAAGCATTACATGCTCTACCTGTCCAACAACAAGCCCCTCTGTAGTTCTTGCTCTTACAAAGTCACCCTCAGTTACAGGATATTCTGCTTTTGAAATTGGCCAATTTTGAGGATCTTTAATGCCAATACCCTTATCGTCAATGTTTCCCTCAGACTCATTAATAGCGTAGATCTGGTTAGCAGCTTCTTCAGCTGTCTTGTGGCAGCCCATCACGGTTCCATCATCTTTTAGGGCAGGGTAGCCTGAGCAACCGTATGATCCTTTTTCTCCAACGTGATATGGCATAAATACATTATAGCATGAAAAATCCCCCACACAGCAACCTCTGGCGTTGCCCAGCTAAAATGGTAACTAATCATCCTAAGATAACGGCAACCTTGCCCTGTGTGGGGGACTCTTTAATTATACACTAATTAATAGTGATTGTCTTTGGCTTCTTTTCTTCTGGAACCTTTTTTGTTAGCCCCACAGAAAGAATGCCATCTTCCATACCTGCCCAGTCTACTTCAAAGTATTCTGGTAGGCTGAATGAACGGCTAAACTTACGTGTAGCGATTCCCTTGTAGATATAGCCAGCACCATCTTCAAACTCAGGTTCTGGTGCTTTGCCTGTGATCTTGAGGATACCATTGTCAACTACAATCTCAATGCCCTCTTTTTTGAACCCAGCTACTGCAAACTGCAGGCTATACTCGTTATCATTAAACTTGATAAGGTTGTATGGTGGGTAGTTGGTTGTGTTAGTTGTGGCAAATACCTTCTCAAATTCCTGAGCAAGGCTGCCGAATGGGAAGAGGTCTCTTCCCTGGTGTGGTGTACGTGTGTATACCATATTATCATCTCCTTATATTAAGCGAGTTAATTGCCCCCAATTGGCAGGCATATACATTATAGCAAAAGAAAAGACGGACCGCAACTGCAGTCCGTCAATTCATATTTTGTTACTTATTACGAGGCGGTGCCTTCTTGGCAGCAGGCTTCTTTGCAGGAGCCTTAGCGACCTCTTCTGCAACCTTCTCTTCTAGCTTCTTTGTCACACTGGTAACTGCTACCTGTGCGATCAAGCCGAAGGCTGGGTCGCTCTTATTGACATATCTCAAAAGTGTTGGCACAGCTGAAGCCCAAAGAGAGTTAGCCACCAGTAGCCACTCAGCGGTTCCAAAGTCTAGTGGTGACGCAATGCCAGTGCTGCCCATTACGATTGTAACGGCACCCAGTACGGCTCCCAATAGGTTTCTAAGATATGACTCGATCATTGCCTTATTCATGTTGTTTCCTTCTGGCTAAGCAAATAGCCTTGTTATTAGTGCATAGCCAGCCCAGAGGCCAACGATGCCTGCAACACCAGCAAATACTGGTGGTGCTGGTACTGGCAGTTTAAAGAATGCAAATAGCATTCCTGCAACTGAACCAGTAAGTATTGAAAGGATTATGTCTCTCACTTGCCATCTTCCTTTGGTAGGTGACTTAGCAAATCTTGGTAAGCAGCAGCAATCTTTTCGTCTACTCCATCCTCCATAGCCAAGTTCAATTCCTTAATAGATTCTTGAACCTTCTCGATATACTCAAATGCCCAAGCCCTAGAGTCAGACAAAAACTTAACAAATCCATCTGACTCTTTTAGGTTTAGATTCTCATACTCTTGACTAAGCTTATCAATAGATTCCTGTAGCACCATATTGTCTAACGTAAGCTGGATTAGATTGGCAGATATCTTCCTAGAAGAAATCATTAGTCTAACATTAGCAACAGACAGAATGCCAATGACTACAACCAAGATTGATGCAGCAATAATTTCTAAAACAGATAAGGATTCAATCATAGCTCTTTGCCACCCTCTCTCACCAAAAGAACCATAGCACCGTTAGCCTCAAGAGCCTTTTTTACTCTTGCCATATACTCTACAGCCCTTCTCTTGTCTTCATCATACAGTCGCATGAACTCTTTCTCACTTGCCTTTACGGTCAAGAAATTATCGTTGTCAATTACTACAAGGTTAAATCCTTTTGGTCTATGGCTATCTAAAGAGTGAAATGCCATTCTCATTGCATCTGTATACATCTTACTCCTTATCCATAGTTAAATATTTCCATGTTTCTGCCCAGTCCTTTTTAGATCTATGCCTATTAAATTCTCTTGATATCTTGCCGTTTTCTAAATAAACGCCACCCCAGACACCATATGCTTTCTGAGATACCCCAACAGCAAAGCACTGTCTGGCTACTGGACATCCAGAGCACAGGTTGTCTATTGCTGGTCTTAGATTTGGGTCTTCCTCATACTTGTCAAAAAATAAATTGCCATCAAAATCTTTACAGGAGGCAGAATCTTTCCATTCTTGCCTGTCCAAAACTACCTCACAAGCTTGTCTGGGATATCCCATCCATTAGAGTTAATCTTAAACCTCTTCTGCGAGTACCACTTGCCCTTGACAAATGCACCATTCTTCTGGCTCCAAGCAGTTGGGTTTGGGTAGGACTGAATTACATCCCAGCCGTCCCAGGAGAGAGCCTTGTTACGCTTAACAATACGCTCCATCTGTTCTAGTGACTTTATGTTCATCATAATCACCTTTGTATTTACCTTTTAACTTGTTGTTATTTTGTTTTATACCCTACATATCCGCAGAGTTGTGAGCTGTACAAGCTCTGACTTAAATGTATCACAATCGTTACATTTTGTCAATACCTAAAATCTATAAATTCCCACGTCAATGCCTTTGCCATCAGCAAGCTCTACGAGGTCTGAGACAGGTTCTTTTGGCTTGCTAAAGTATGCAAAATAGTTAATAGTGGAAATGTTAGACTTTACCCAGCTAGGAGGCACCTTAAACAGCCTAATCTTAATGCCACGCACCTTTAGACTTCTTTCAGAAATGTTTGCAAACTCAAGCCCCATGGAATTAATGTTGGCAGGACCTGCTGCATAAATCAAAAACTCTTTGTCGTCTTGACCAAGATCAGACAGTGCCCTGCCCATAGCTCGCAGGAAGATATTGTAGTCTTCAAATCCTCGTGTCCCCTGGATTGCCACGATCATTTTTTTGCCCTTCTGTTAGTTTCTGTACGATAAAAGAAATTTTGTCTAGCTCTACATCAGACATAGACATGGTGTCTACTGGTCTAGTTGTTTCCTGGTCTATAATACCATTCACGACTGCTGCTGTCAAGAACTTGTTGTTTTGAATCCAATAGGCATTGCTGTCATGAATCAAGACACGCATAACGTTTTTCTCATTGTGCTTATATGCCTGTGTTTCTGGAAGCTCGTCTGCTGTATCTATCATGTGCTGGAACTTGCTAAGCACAAGAGAGAACGACCTGCTCTGAGTGTATTGTGGCACCTGGATCTTGTTTGTAAGCTTGGCATCATTAATTAGCTTAGCAGATACGTATATTGTAGCAATAGTGACCAAACAACCTGCTATAAAATCCAAAATAGACACCTCAAAATAATTATACTATTATTTACGCATTACCTGCATAAGAAAACTGAGAGTTTCTTTTTCTGGCTCTGTCAGTTGTGCTATAACAGATTCATCAAATGCCTTCTCTGTAATCTTTACGGTAGGGTTAGAGGATGTCACGTCCATAGATATAACTTGTTTTATCCACAAGCCCATCATTTGATCGTAAAACATTTTGTCGGCTGCCTTAGCAATGGCTGGAGCAATCTCTCTAATCTTTGGAGTGAAAGAATACAAGAAGTCACCTGTCTCTGGATCTATGGAAGATACTTCAATGGCACCAGACAGAATCAAAGACTCAAAAAACTCTTCGTCCATTACTTTGATCGCTTTGCAAGCAGTGCGTCAAAGTCCTTTACCTTAGTATCACCAAGATATCCCCAGGCATAACCTTTTTCAATCATCTCGTGATTGACTGAATTACCCTCGCCATCAAGATATAGCCAACCAAGAATGCGACCATACTTCTCAGAACTATCAAGCTTCTCAGTCTTAATAACAACACTTTTTGCAGCCTTAATGCGTTCTGCAAGATACTTCTTAGACTCTAGCCCTAGAGCCTTCTCACGCTTGTCAGTAGTGCGTGACTCTGGTGTGTCAATACCTGCCAGACGTACACGAGACTCAAATAGGATACTAAATCCTAGATCAATTACAACGTCAATAGTGTCACCATCAACTACAGCTTTGACTTCTTTAACAAAATATTCGTACATTAGTTTTCGCTTCCAATCAGCCTGTTTTCGATCAGGCGTTCTCTTTCATCAATTATGCTGTATGCAAACTTTTCCATTGCGTCATACCCGACAGCATTATTAACAATCTTATTCCAATGGTGTGAGCAGAACATTAGCTCTCCCGATACCCCAACAGCTTTTACATAAGCCTGTGCACTACAATCAGCGTCACACCTATCGTTTGCAGTGAGTGTCCACTCTTCGGTTTTTTCAATAACCATTACTTGTCCTTTGAGTAAAATCCGCTACCATTGAATTGAATACCGCTTAGGTGAAATACCTTTCCCATTGCGACATTGCACTTTTCGCAAGTATACCCTGGGTCAGACTCTGTGATTGAGCGTACAACAGACATCGTGCCCTCGCATTGTGGACACTTATATTCGTATGTTGGCATACCTCTCCTATCGGTTAATTAATTATACCAAATAGTCGGAGCAAAGTCCATAGCAGTCATACTCAGTTTTTCCCTCTAAGTCAACAATGACTGACCACTTGCCAACCTGTTTACCAGGGTAAGTCCAAATAAAGTCTTGACTCGTTATTGTAAAATCGTCCTCTTGATGCCAAAAGTGATTATAAGAGCTTCCCATTTCTGTAAAGTATTCTAGTGCCTCAAAGTTTTTGCAATGTATCCAAAGATAGTTTTGATTCTGCAACAAGAATTCTTCATTGATTAAATACTGTGCCGAATCATGACCAGCCCATAGTTTACCACGAACCATCCATACATCTATCTCAGCATCAAACCCTGCGTCAATAGCCTTCTGGACATACCATAACTGGTTTTCGTGAATGCTTGGTCCTGAAGTGTTTCCTCTATGTGCAATCTTACGCATTCCGTTTTCCCTCTAGGTATTGGTTTAGATCTTCTGGAGTTCCTACACCATACATCTTGTCAATGAAGACAGGTAGAATTTTGTGCCCATCTTCGATTGCCTCGTTATATACTGGACAGATATAGAACTCATTGTTAGTTCTAATATTCTTATCAATCATTTGCTG